AAGAGAGGAAATAATAGTGGTTCTGGTACAACGACTACTAATAACATAGAAGCCGGTTTTGAGGTAGTAGCTGATCTACTCTCGTGGGCATATAAATATAAATATGGAGAATTACCTCCATTTGAGCTTTTAGAGAAGCAACTCATTGCCTTGTTTGGTGATGATAATGCCATGTTTCTGATGCCTTGTTTCGAAAAGATGTTAGATTCTGAGTTTATAAAAGACAGACTCTATAATAAACATGGACTTCTATGTAAATGGGTTGTAGGAGGTGTAGAACATCCGTTCAGCGAATTACCATTTTTAGGTTTTACTTTTTCTCCTTACAAGGACTTTTTTATCCCTAAATGGAAGCTTGAGCGTTTGATACACCCTATTCTATATACCCCAAACCGAAAGACATCTGGTCAATACTTACAACAAGTTTATTCCTTAATGATTATGTCTTTCGCCCATTATGATACTTTTCTGCAAATACGTAATATATATATTCGACTCCTGCAGAAATTTAAAGATTCGGGTCAGAGTGATGTTAAGGTCATGTTACAACTGGGAGTACCATCTATTGAAGATGTGGAACAATTTTATATAGGTCTAGAAGGATCTTCCTCTATTCCTTTACAGATGGTAACTGGTGGTGGAGGCCCATTATTAATAAATAATATGACTTCGTCTACCGAATCAAAAACTTCTGGAGCTCCGTCTCCTAAACTAGAAGAGCCATCTTTCTCTCCCCAATGGGGAGATGATTTTGGCGATATATCATTTACTCGTCCACGACGACGGCCTATTGATTGGAGTATTCTTGACACTCCTCATAATCAACCCACCCCTCCTGAATCTCCTCGTATTCCCCGTGTTCCTAACTTTCGAGTTATGAACTTAACACATGAAGAAAGGTGTGGTTGTGAGTTGTGTCGAGATATGGAATGGTTGAATTCTCGTATGATTGATCCTCTTTCAACGAAATCTGTGAATGATCTAGACACTTTAACTGGTGATTTTATTGCAAAAGCTAGATTAGCTGATGCTCAAAAAAGATCTTCTCCCTTTCCTCCTCCGAATTCTCCTCCTTCTAATGATCCTAAAGCTACCTACGACGAAAAGACCAAAGCTATTATTGGTACCTTCGATCCCTATGGGAATGGTCAAACTTCGTCGTCTGCTTATATCAATATTTTTCGTGCTAGTTACGAAAATGATAGTTCT